CCCGCCAGTACGCGCGGGCCAAAGACCGCCTCGCACGCGGCGACCACGACGGCATGATGGTGTTCTACAACACCCGCCTGGGCCTGAGCTACAAGAACTCCGAGGCCACCACCACCGCCAAGCAGCTGCAGGACCGCGCCGAGGCCTACCCGCCGCGCGTCATCCCGGATGAAGCCCTGGTGGTTACCATGGTCACCGACACGCAAGACACCCGGCTTGAGGTGCAGCTTGAGGCCTGGGGGCCTGGCATGCAGCACTGGGTGCTGGACTACATCGTGCTGCCCGGCCTGCCGTCCGATTCGCCCGCCGACCCCAAGAGCGTCTGGGCGCGTCTGGACGAAATCCGTCGCACGCCGCTGCTGCATGCCAGCGGCCGAGCCATCCAGATCAGCGCGGACGGCATCGACGCTGGCGGCCACCACACGCAGGACGTCTACAACTACGGCTCCGACCGCGTGCACCTGGGCTGCACTGTGCTGGGCGGCTCGCCCCGGCCCAACCGCCCCATCATCAGCAGCGCGCCGTCCAAGGTGGACATCGACTGGGGCGGCACCAAGCGCCCCGGCGGGGTAGAGCGCTGGATGGTCGGCACCGACGTCGCCAAAGACTACCTCTTCAACCGCTTCCACCTGCTTGACGGCCCCGGGGCCATGCACTTCCACAACCAGCTCCCGCCCGAATGGTTTGCCGGGCTGGTGGTAGAGCAGCCCCGGACTCGGTACGTCAAGGGCCGGGCGGTGCGCGAATGGATCAAGCCCAACGGCGCCCGGAACGAGCCGCTCGACCTTTCGGTCTACAACCTCGCCATTGCCTACCGGCTGGGCCTGCACAAGTGGAGCGCGCTGGACTGGAAGCGCCTGCGCGACAAGCTCATCCCGCCCACGGCAGACCTGTTCGCGCCCGCGCCACCCGCATTGCCTGCGCCTGCGCAGGCCACGGAACCCGCTGCCACCCCGGCGCCCGCGCCAGCGGACCCATCACCGCCCAACGTACAGACGTCCGCACCTGTGCCACCACCCCCACCGCCCACCGCACTGGCACCCAACGTGCCAGCCCCAGCCCCCGTAGCCCACCGCCGCATCTTGTCGAGAGGAATCCGCTGATATGACCCACCGCACCCAATACGACACCGAGGCCCTGCGCCTTTCCGCGCCCGGCCCCGCCAGCCAGGAAGACGANGCNGCNCCCGCGCTNAGCGANGANCANCGCGACCTCGATGACCTGTGCGAACGCTGGGTGGCCTGGACGCGATCGCGCCGCCTCTACGGCCCGCCGCCCGTCATGGGCTCGGTGCTTGGGCAACTCAGCGGCACCAGCTCGCGGCCCCTCAAGGCCGGGGGTCCGGATGCCATCAGCAGCGCAGAACTAGCCGCCTTCCACGTGGCCTACACCTGCCAGCCCGACGCGCTCGACAAGCGGGTGTTTGCGCTGTACTACGTGCACCGGGTCAAGCCCATCAAGGCAGCGGCAGCAGCGCTGCAAATCAGCCGCACGCACTTCTACCTGGTGCTGTCTGAATTTCGGAAGAGGCTCTATGCCGCCGCCCAATCACTGCAGGAGCAGGAGCAAGAAAAGCTCAGCGAAATGCAGCACGCCAGAGCCGCCCGTAATGCGCTCGGGGAGTGACGTCAAGCGCTAAATTGTCCTATCCAGATAAGACACTTTAGCGCTCGACTCGATAGGACACTTTGCCCCAAAATCAGGGCTAATTCAGGTAGGTCTCAAAAGTCCGCAAGCCTGCAAACCCGATACACCACAACGCAGTTGTGACCCCGCCCCCGGCGGCCGAAAGGCCCCGGGGGCTTTGTTTTGGAGCGCCAAAAAAGCATGATCCAAGTCCGCCACAGCGGTGCCAGCATCGCTGACGTGGCCGCGTCCATACGCGGCGTGCAGAGCTACATGGTGCCCTACGCTACGGCCACGGCGCTTTCGCGTACAGCCAAGCACGCGGCAGAGAAAGAACTGCCAGCCGAGATGCGTGCTGTATTCAACGGGGTCACGGCATGGACGCTCGGGTCGCTGCGAACCGAACCTGCCAGCAAAAACAACCTCGTCGCACGCGTGGCCGTGAAAAATATCGTACCGGATGGTACTGTCAAACCCGAGAACTTCCTGTTCCCCCAGGTGGACGGCGGTGGCCGCAAGCACAAGCGCGCCGAAGCAGCCATGCGCTACGCGGGCGTGCTGCGCGCTGGCCAGTACGCCATGCCGGGTGAGGGCCTGAGCCTGGACGCGAATGGCAATGTCAAGGGAGGCCACGTGCGCACCATCCTGACGGCGCTCAAGAGCATCCGTGCTGTCAGCGCCACGCGCGACAGAAAAACTGGCAAGCGGCTTAGCAAGGGCCGCCAGCTTGCCAATGACATGTTCGTCGGCAAGCCGCGCGGAGGCAACCGCCCGGACGGCATCTGGCGCCGTGAGGGCCATCGCATCCGCCCGCTGTTCATCTTCACCAGCCAGGCGCCGCAATATGGATCTCGCCTGGACTTCGAAGGCGTGGTGCAGCGTGTGGCGCTGGAGCGCTTTCGCCCCGAGTTTGAAAAAGCCCTGAAGGAATGGGTTGCCAGAAAGGGGAACGCATGAGCACCGGCACCCCGCTCGAACTGGCCCAGCAGCGCCTGCAGCAGTACCTCGACGCCGAGGCGCGCATCCTGCAATCGCAGGAGTACACCGTAGGCCAGGGCGGCACCGCACGCCGCAACCGCCGGGCCGACCTGGAGCAGGTGCGCGCAGGCATCAAAGAGTGCCGCGATGAAATCGCCCGCCTGCAGCCCGCGCCGCGCCGCGTCTCCTACCTTCGCCCCTACTAAACCATGCAGCCCAACATCCTTGACCGCGCCATCGCAGCGGTGGCGCCAGCCTGGGCGTCGCAGCGGCAACTGGCCCGCGCCCGCATGGACGTCATGAGCGCGCTCGACAAGCTCATGCCGCAGCCGCAGCCGCAGGTGTCGGCCTCCCTTGATGGCGCTCCTGCCGCGCCCAGCGGTAGTGCTGGCCGCTGGTGGCGCTCCATGGCGCGCGACGCCAGGGCAGACACCCTGCACCTGCTGCCCACGCAGCGCGGCGCCTCGCGCGAGCTGGCCCGCACCAGCCCAATTGCCGTGGGCGCCATCAACACCAACGTGGACCGCGTGGTGGGCACAGGCCTGGCGCTCAGCGCCCAGCCCAATCGCGCCGTGCTCGGCTGGACGGTGGACCAGGCTCTGGAATGGAAGGGCCTGGTGCAGCGCGAATTCAGCCTGTATGCCGACAGCACCGAGTGCGACATGGCGCAGGAACTCAACTTCTACCAGCAGCAGGGCCTGGTGCTGCGCAGCGCGCTCGAAAGCGGCGACTGCTTTACCCTGCTGCCCGACGGTCAGCGCACCGCCACCCAGCCCTATGCCCTGCGCCTGCAAGTGCTGGAGGCCGACCGCGTGGGCAACCCCCTGGGCCAGATGGACACCGCCCGCATTGCCGGTGGCGTGCGCCTGAGCGATGCAGGCGCCCCCGAGGCATACCACCTCTACGATCAGCACCCCGGCGGCTGGCTGCCAGGGCAGGGCGGCGCCATGTTTGCCGGGCGGTGGATCGACCGCCTGGGCCGCAGCGGCCGCCGCCGCATGCTGCACCACTACCGCAAGCTACGCCCCGGCTTGCCACGCGGCGTGCCTTACCTGGCGCCCATCATCGACTGCATCAAACAGATCTCGCGCTACACCGAAGCCGAGATCATGGCGGCCGTCATCACCGCATACCTCACGGTGTTCATCGAGACGCCCACGGGCGCCAGCGCGCCGGTATTCGACGGCCGCACCCCAGGCGCTGGTGCGCCGGGGCAGGAAATTGGCCTGGGCATGGGCGCCGTTGTAGGTCTGGCACCCGGCGAAAAACCGCACACCGTCAACCCCGGCCGGCCCAACCCCAACTTCGAGCCCTTCATTCTGGCCGTCATCAAGCAAATGGGCATGGCGCTGGGCCTGCCTTATGAGCTGCTGGTCAAGCAGTTCAACGCCAGCTACTCGGCCAGCAAGGCCGCCCTGCTCGACGCCTGGGTTTACTTTCGCGGCGTGCGCACCTGGCTGTCGCTCAGCTTCTGCCAGCCCGTGTACGAAACCTGGATGGCCGAAGCCGTGGCCATTGGCCGCATCCCCGCCCCGGGCTTTTTCAGCGACCCGCTCCTGCGCTGGGCCTACACCCGCGCCGCATGGCCGGGCGACAGCATGGGTTCCATCAACCCCAAGGACGAAGTGGCCGCCTACGTGTCCGCCATCGACGCCCGCCTCATGACCCGCGAGCGCGCCGAGTGGGAGCTGTGGGGCAGCGACTTCAACGAAACCTTCGACCAAAAGCAGGGCGAGCAAGACCGCCTGCGTGCAGCCGATCTGCTCCCCACCCCCAAGGCTGGCGCAGCAGCCCCGCAGCCGTCGCCGTCGCCCGAAAAACCGGAACAAGAGGAGCCCGAAGCCCCATGAGCACCAGCGACTTCACCCCCCTGGCAGACGCCCACCACCGCAAGCGCGTGGCGTTCGACCCCACCATCAACCTGGGGCACGTGCTTACCTTCATCGGGTTCCTTGTCACCGGGTTCTCGGCCTACAGCGCGCTCGACAAGCGCGTCACCTTGATTGAGCAGCAGGCCACGGTAGTGGTCGAGAGCAACCGCGAGCAAGACGGCCGGGTGAAAGAATCCCTGCGCGAGATCAAGGCCGATCTGAAAGACCTGCAGCGCTCAATCAATGACGTGAGCCGCACCCTCACCGCACCGAGGCAAAAGCCATGACCCTTGTTGAACTGCTCACTTCCCCGTGGGCCATCCTCCCCGAATCGCTGCGCGAGATCCAGCAGATCTACGCCACCCACCTCAAGCACGCGGGCCTCGACATCGCCGCCGTCGAGGCCCGCGTGGGCCACAAGCTGGCGAACGAGCCGCAGCAATACACCGTGCGCGACGGCGGCATCGCCGTGCTCAGCATTGACGGCCCCATTGCCCCCAAGGCCAACCTGTTCACCAGCATCAGCGGCGGGGCCAGTGCCCAGCTGCTCACGCGCCAGGTCGAGGCGGCACTGGCCGACAGCCGCGTCAAGGGCCTGGTGCTGGCGATCGACTCGCCCGGCGGCAGCGTGTTCGGCACGCCCGAGCTGGCCGCCGCCGTGCACCGCGCAGCGCNAATCAAGCCCGTGGCCACCGTCAGCGAAGCCACCATTGCCAGCGCCGCCTACTGGGTGGGCAGCGCCGCCAATGCGGTGTACCTCAGCGGCCCCACGGTCGAGGCGGGCAGCATCGGCGTGTATGCGCGCATGCAGCTGGGCACCGCGCAGCCGGGCACGCTGGAGTTTGTGCGCGGCAAATACAAGCGCGGCAGCATCAACGGCCAGGCGCCCAGCGCCGAATACATGGCCGACTACGAAGCCAAGCTCGACCACCTCTATGGCGTGTTCGTGGAGGCCGTGTCCGAGCACCGTGGCGCATCGGTCGAGGCCGTGCTGGAGAGCATGGCCGACGGCCGCGTCTTCATCGGCCAGCGCGCTATCGACGTGGGCCTGGCAGACGGCTTTTCCACCGTTGACGAACTGGTCGAACGCATGGCCACCGCCCCCGACAAATTCATGGCCCGGCGCAAGGCACGCATTGCCCCGGCCACCCCCAACCCCAGGCCCGCCGGTGCGCGGGCCGAAGGCGACAACCCCGAGCCGGTGCTGCTCGAACCCCCAACCCCCCAACCCGAAAGGAACTCTATGGACCGCGCCACCCTGGAGCAGCAGCACCCCGCGCTGTTTGCCCAACTCCAAACCGAGCTTGCCGCCAGCGGTGCCACCGCTGAGCGCGAGCGCATCCAGGCCGTGCTGGCCGTAGGCGATGGCCTGCCAGGCCACGAAAAGCTGCTGTGCACCCTGGCTTATGACGGCAAGAGCACGGCGGCCGACGCCTCGCTGGCCGTGCTGGCAGCTGAAAAAGCCAGCCGCGCAGCCGCCATTGCCGCCCACGCCGCCGACGCGCCAGCCCCCGCAGCGCCCAGCGCAGCACCGCCCGACACCGGCAAAACCAAGGTGCAGCAGGTGGCCGAAGCCCAGGCCTACGCCGCAGAGAACAACACCGATCTGGTCACCGCGCTCAAGAAGCTCGGCTACGCATCCTGATCGGCAACCTCACAACCACAGGAGATACATCCATGTCCGGCAACATTTCTATCCTCACGCTGACCGTGGCCGCCGCAGGCGCCCTGGCTGCGAACCGCTTTGTCACCCAGGCAGGCGCCTACCCATCCGCAGGCGCAGCCGCCTTTGGCGTCACCCGCACCAGCGCCGCCGCTGCTGGCGACCTGGTGCCTGTGGACGTGCAAGGCACGGCCATTGTCGAAGTTGGCGTGGGCGGCGTCACCAAAGATGCCGCGCTGATGTCCGACGCCACCGGCCGCGTGGTGGCCCTGGCAGGTCTGAGCAAAAGCCCTGTGGCACGCGCCATGGAAACCGCAAGCGAGGGCGCCTTCGTCGAAGTGCTGCTCGTCCCCAGCGCAGGCCTGCTGACCCCCGCCGCCTGACCCTTCACAACCCCACAAAACAGGAGCATCTTCATGTCCCAGCAAACCACCGGTCAGGCTCGCGTCCTCGACCCCATTCTGACCGCCGTCGCGCGCGGCTACCGCAGCCCCAAGGCCGCTGTGGCCAATGTGCTGTTCCCCATCGTCACGGTGGGCCAGCGTGCGGGCCGCATCCTGTCGTTCGGCCCGGATGACTTCAAACTGGTCAGCACGGCGCGTGCGCCCGGTGCCAACACCAAGCGCATCCAGTTCGGCTACGCCAGCGAACCCTTCAGCCTGGTGGACTACCGCCTGGAAGGGTTCGCTGGCGCCGTGCCCGTCGAGCTGATGGAAGAAGCCCAGGCTGTGCCCGGCATCGACCTGCAATCGAACGCCGTGCGCCGCGTGCAGAACGTCATGGCGCTGGAGCGTGAAAAGAAGGCCGCCGATCTGGCCCTTGACGCCTCCAAGTACGACAGTGCCAACAAGGTCACTCTCACCACGGACACCCAGTGGGACGATGTGGACAGCGACCCCTTCACGGCCATCATCAACGCCAAAGAAGTCATCCGTGGCAAGACCGGCGAGACGCCCAACGTGCTGACGCTGGGCCCCAAGGTGCTGACGGCGCTGCGCACGCACCCCAAGGTGCTCTCGCGCCTGTCCACCGCCAGCGACCGCCCACCGGCCACCATCGCCCAGCTGCAGGCCCTGTTTGAGCTGCAGCAGATCGTGACGGGCGAGGCCGTGTACCACAACGGCACGGCCTTTGTGGACGTGTGGGGCAAGGATGCCGTGCTGGCCTTCACCACCCCCGCCAGCCAGCAGGAAATGGGTTCGCCATCCTATGGCTACACCTACCAGCTGCAAGGCCGCCCGAGTGTTGAAGAAGGCTACTTCGACGACAACACCAACACCTGGTACTACCCCACCACCGACGCCTACCAGCCCGTGCTGGCAGGTGCCTCGGCGGGATTCCTGTTCAAGGCAGCGGTGGCCTGATCATGGCGAAATTCACTGCCATTGAGCCTTTGTTGCTCAAAACGGGGCGTGTGGAGCCTGGTGAGTCTGTGGAGCTTGGCGAAGGCCAGGCCAAGCAGCTTTTGGCGCTGGGTGCGGTCAAGGCCGCAACCCNGCCCAAGCCCAAGGCGCCTGACCAGCAAGCCGCCGCCACCAAGCCCGACTGACCCCAGCCATGCTTGACCTCGCAGAAGACCTGTCCACCGTGTTCTTCGGCCCCGACTTCACCGCCATCTTCACGCGCCAGCGGCCTGCCGCTGCCGATGTTCCGGTGGCGGTGATCATCGGCGTTTCAGACGACGAAGTTCTGGAAGGCCGCGCCCTGGCTGCCACGCGCAATGCCCTCATGCCCGCCACGGCGGATGTGCGGGCAGACGACGTGCTGGTGGCTACCCAGGCGCTGCCGGGCCTGGGCGTGGTGGTGGGTCAGCGCTTTGCAGTGCTGGATACCCCCCGCCGCACGGTGGACGGCGCAGAAATGGAGGCGCTGCTCGGCAGCGCAACACCATGAGCCTTCCCGCCGACAAGTGCCCCCAGGGTGTGCCCTACGTCATGGGCGCGGCCATCGTGCAGGCCCTGCGCGATGCGCCCGCCCTGGCTGGGGCCATGGTGCTGGACAACCCGCGCCGCGCCAGCGGCCTGGCTGAAGGCGCACGCATAGTCTTCTTCGAGGACGCAGGTGACCGCCCGCGCAGCAACGAAGCCCAGGTGCAGGCCCGCACCTACCGCTTCACGCTGGGCGTCATCAGCCGCGCCGCCAACGCCAGGCAGGCAGCCCACGCCGACTACCGCGCCGCCAAGCGTGTGCTTCGGCTCGTGTGCATGCCCGCCATGACGCTGGCCGGCGTGCAGATTGACGGCGGCGGCCTGCGCGAGGGCGAGGTCACCTACCGGCTGGAAAACATCGACGTGGGCGGCGAGCTGGTGCTCGGCACGTTCACCATCGACTACCGCGACCCGAGCTGACGCCCCGGTCGAATCAACCAACCCCAGGCCCGCCACCGTGCGGGCCTTTTTGTTTGCAGGAACACCATCATGACAACCACAGCACGCGCAATCCTGGCCGGTGGCCTGGTCGCATTCTCCATCTGGGACACCCTGGCCCAAAAGTTCTACGGCTTTGGCGAGGCGGTGGACGCCGACAAGTTCGAGATCAAACCCGACTTTGAGGAAAAGGTCAGCGAATCGCGCAGCCACCTGGACTACGGCCAGGCCCGCGCCACGGTCATCTTGCCCAAGCCCACCGAGGTCACGGTGGAACTCTCGGCCTCCAGCGTCAAGGCGCTAGCCATGCAGTTCCAGGGCCTGGTGGAAGAACTCACGCAATCGTCCGGCAGCCAGACCGCCACCGACCTCGAAGTGACCGAGGTGGGTATCTGGCTCCCCCTGGGCCACCGCAATATCAGCGATTCGGGCTTTGTCATCACCGACAGCACGGCCACCACCACCTACGTGCTGGGCACGCACTACAAGGTGAACTGGCTGCGCGGCGAAGTCATGTTCCTGGCCGTTGCGGGTGCGCCAGCCAAGGCCGCCACCGTCAAGGTCGCTGCGTCCTGGCTGGCCGTGGACGGCAAAAAGATTCTGGGCGGCCGCGTTGCCCAGGTGCGCTGCCACCTGCGCCTGGACGGCCAGAACATGGTCAACGGCGAAGCGGTTGAAGTGGACGTGAACGACGTTGCCCTGGGCAGCAACAACGGCTTCGACTTCCTGGGCTCCGATTTCTCGGCCATCACCCTGAGCGGAAAGATTTCCGGGGGCTACGAAATCCGCTTCCCGCAGCGCAGCGGTGATTGATTCTGCTCAGTGCCGTGCGGACGTCTGCACGGCGCCCATGAGCAGCAACACGGGCCATCCCACCACCACGGTGGCGATGGCGCCGCCACCAAGCGCCATGAGGCGTTCGGACTCCACATGCAGGCCCAGCAGGGCCAGCACAGCACCAGCGCCCACCAGGGCGATGCACCACACCAAACCGATCATTTCGAGAGCCCTCCATGGCAGATCCCAAGATCAAATACGACATTGAAGCCGCCGTCAAGGGCGAAGCCGATGCCGAACAGCTTGCGAAAGCCTTGCGCAATGTGGGGGATGCGCTCGAAGGCGATCTGCAACAGGGCGCGCAGGAGGCGGCCCAGGCGCTGGAGGCCCTTGCGGCCAAACAGCGGGCGCTGGAGAGCTTCACCGCACTGCGCCGCGAGACTGAGCAGCTATCTACTTCCCTCACCACGGCCACCGGCGTGGTTGACCGCCTGGGGGCCGAATTGCCCCAGGTTGCAGCGCAAACCCAGGCCTTTGCGACGGCTGAAAAAGCTGCAGGCACAGCGCTGCAGCAAGCCCAAGGCGACCTGGTGCGCAAGCGCGATGCGCTCAGGGCGCTCAAAGAAGAAAACACCGGCGCCGCGCGCAAGACCGACGAATTCAAAGCCGCCGTGGAGGGCCTGAAGAACGGCATCAAGGCCGCCACGGTGGAAGTGAGGGCACAGCAGGCCGCACAGCGCACTGCAGCCCAGGCAGCGGCCCAGGCGCAAGGCGCAGAGGCCGCACTGCGCAAGGAATACGAAATTGCCATTGGCAGCGCGGCTCGCCTGTCGGGGGAGCTGCGCACCAAAAACACCGTACTGGGGCAAACGCGCGAGACCATGCAGACGCTGGGCGTCAGCACCACCAACCTGGCCCAACAGGAGCGCAACCTGAAAGGCGCCGTGGAGCAGGTGCGCCAAAGCGTGGCTGCGATGGCCCCGGCGTACCAACAGGCTGCCGCCGCATCCAGCCAGTCCACCCAGGTGCAGGCGCAAAACCAGCGCACCCTGCGCGAGGGCATGACGTCCATCAGCACGCAGTTGCAACGCATTCAGCAAATTGCGACCGTGGCACTGGGTGGCAGCTACGCGGGTGGGCTCATCAAGGACGTGGCGGACACGGCCGACGCCTTCAAGAACCTGGAGGCCCGCATCAAGCTGGCCACCGGCGAAGGCCCGCTGTTTCAGGAGGCGTTCCGGGGCGTGGCGGAGATCTCGCTGCGCACCAACAGTGCCTTGGACGAAACCGGCACCCTGTTCACCAAGCTGGCAAAGGCCGGGCAAGAGGCTGGCAAGAGCGCGCAGGATGCGCAGCGCGATGCGCTGGCACTGACCGAGACCATCAATCAGACCATCCAGCTGTCGGGGGGCTCTGCAGACTCTGCCAAGGCTGCCATCGTGCAGCTCATCCAAGGCCTGCAGTCGGGGGTGCTGCGCGGCGAAGAATTCAACAGCGTGATGGAGCAGGCGCCTCGCCTTGCGCAGGCCATGGCAAACGGCCTGGGGGTGACAACGGGAGAGCTGCGCAAACTGGCAAACCAAGGCGCCCTTACAGCCGAGACCGTGATGGGCGCATTGCGCGGCCAGGCCGATGTGGTGGCGGGCGAGTTTGCCAAGCTGCCGCCCACCGTGGGCCGCGCCCTGCAAAACCTCAGCTCGCAATGGACGCTCTACGTCGGCTCTGCCGACAGTGGCCTGGTCAGCAGCGCGAACGCGGCAAAGGTCATCAACGCCCTGGCCGCGAACCTCGACACACTGGTCACTACCCTGCAGACGGCAGGCAAGCTGTGGGCCGCCATCAAGATTGCCGGGCTGGCCAGCGACTTCGGGGCCTGGGCACTCAAAACCCTGAGCGCCACTACGGCAGTCGAGGCCAACACCGTGGCCGTGGGCGCCAACACCGTGGCCCAGCGCAGCAACAGCGCGGCCATTGCAGCCGCTGCGGCGGCGCAGACGGCCAGCGCTGCGGCAACCACCGCCAGCACAGCAGCCAAGGCGGCAAACGCCGCGTCCTGGGCATCCATCGCCACCTTTGCAGGCCAGGCCACCAAGGCCACCCAGGCGGCCACCGCTGCCACGGCGGCAGGCACTGCTGCTGCAGCAGCCAAGACGGCCAGCCTGGGCTTGCTGGGTGGCGCCGTGCGCGGTGTTACATCGCTGCTGGGCGGCCCGGTGGGGCTGCTTGCCACGGCAGTGCTGTTCAGCGGGGAAATCAAGCGTGGCGCGACTGCGGTGTTTGAGTGGGGCATGTCGTTCACCGAGGCCGGGCAGAAGCTCAAGCAATATGAGCAGTCGCAGCGCGACGCAGAAGCCCGCCAGCGCGCCGCCACCGAGGCCATCAAAGAGCAGCAGGCCGCACTGGAGCGCCAGGCTGTTGCGCAAGAGCAGGCGCGCATCAAGACCTTCGAGTTATCGAAAGAGTCTGTGGGGCTGATCGCCCAGTTCGACAAGCTGCGCAAGGACGGCGACAGCGTCACCGAGGCCATCGGCAAGATTGGCAAGGACTTCGACCTGTCTAACGTGCCGGGCATCAAAAACGCCTCCTCCGTGCTCGACATGCTGCTGGCAGACGGCAAGTTGACCGCAGAGCAGTTTCAGGCTGCGTGGTCCAACGCACTCAGCGGAAAAGACTTGGCACAGTTTGAAGTGCAGGCCCGCACCGCGTTCAGTGGTGCAGCCCGCGAGGGCGAGCGCATCGGGCAGATGCTTGACGCCACGGTGCGAGAAGCTGTCAAGCGCAGCGGCCTCGATTTTGAGCAACTGCAGGGCAAGATCGGTGCCACATCGCGCAGTGCCTTGAACGATCTGGACGCCATCGTCAGCGGCCTGGGGCGCCTCAGGGACGAGGGAGTAGATACCGGCCGTGTGCTGGTCGCAAGCCTTGCCAAAGCCATCGACACCGCAGACAGTCAGAAGGCCATCGACGAGGTGCGCGCCCGCGTGGAGAGCTTGCGCAAAGAGCTTGGCAACAAGGTTGCTGACGGGCTGCTTGACCAGATCAAGGACAAGGCTGACGTGCTCAGTGGTGCGCTCGACAAGGCGCTGCCTGGCATCTCCAGCCTGCGCGAAGCTATGAAGCAGCTGGGCATCACGTCCGATGAATCGCTGCGCAAGACTGCGGCCACATCCAAAGAAGCCTACGACGCCATGGCGTCCAGTGGCAAAGCCAGTGCCCGCGAGCTTGCCGATGGCTTCCGTCGTGCGGCCGAGGAGGCCATCGCAGCAAACAATGGCATCGCACCATCGTGGGTGACTGCCCAGGCTGCCGTGCGGGGCTTCAAGATCGAGGTGGATGGCACGGGCAAGACGATTGTCCGATCCATGAAAGATGCCAAGAAGTCCGTGGACGACGTGGGCGACTCCGCTGGCCGCGCGGGGCAGGGCTTTCGCGGCATGGGGCGCGATGCCCAGGCGGCCGCTGACAGCGTAAAGCGCCTGAGGGAAATCCACGACCGCCAGCGCCTGGGCGGCAGCGACCCCAACAATTCTGACCTCCAGAACCTCTACGACCGCCACCAGCTCGACGGCAAGCAGTCCGACAAGGACATTGAAGACATTCGCAAGAACGTTTCCGGCAGCGTGACGGTCTCCAAAGAGTACATGGATGCGCAGATCGCCAAGATGTACGGCGAAGAGTTCATCGGCGACAAAGACGCCCAGGAAGCCTTCAACCTGAAGGCCAAGCTGGCTGCTTACCGAAACAACTATGGCAATGTGGTCCGCTCGCAGGAAAGCCTGAACGAGCAGCATGCCACGGCCCAGGCGCTCGATCGTCTGGAGCGTGAGCTCGAAAAAAAGCGTGCCCGTGCCGGGCTGGAGGAAGCGCGCGCCAAGGCGCAGGCGTCCGCGCCGCGCGCACAGCAATCGAATGGCGGCGGTGGGTCTGCCAGCGTTACGCCAGCACCCGGCTATTCCACAGGCGCCACCTACATCTCCAACATCACCATCCCCGGCGTCGGCTCGGCCCGCGCGAGCTTTTCCGACGCTGACAGCCGGCATCAGGTCGAAGGGCTGCTGCGCGCCCTGGCGCAGGCCAAGGGCACATCCGGGCGATAGACATCATGGCCATCACTCTCGAAAAAGACGGCACGGTCATCGCCCTGCCGCCCGATTTGCTGTGGGAGGACGAGTTCGCTTGGTCGCAAGTTTCTCAGTCCACAGAACGCAGCGTGACCGGCGCCCTGCTGGTGGACGTCGGCACCCGCCTGGACGGCAGGCCCATCACCCTGACCGGCACAGAGCGGCACGCCTGGATGCGGCGTACCGAAGTGCAGGCCCTGCGCGCCTGGGTTGCGTTGCCGGAGCAGGTTTTCACCCTCTCCATCAATGGCGCCGTGTTCGATGTGCTGTTCGATCACGGCACCGACGAGACCTCGCGCGCCTTCGCTGTCACCGGCGTGGTCGATTACAGCGACCCGCAGGGCCACCACTTTTACTGCAACGTGACGCTGCGGTTTGTCACCAAAACACCATGACCCGGAGACTTGCATGCCCTTACTAAAAGGCGACATCCGCTTCGCCCGCTCTGCCAACATGGCCGACGTGCCCGAGGGCGGNGGNCCGCCGTCNGCNCAACTGCTCACGTCCGGGCGGTCNAACGAAATCTTCCCAGACATTTCGGAGGAGACCCGCACCGTGGGCCGCGTCGAGATCTATCAAATCTTCGGCGTGCTGCGCAATGCCGACCGCGCAGCGCTCATGGGCTCCAACGTCATCCTGGCCAATCCGCCGGCCGACCCGAATGTGGGCGTGACCCTGCTGTCTCTCAAAGACCCGTTCGCCACGCGCGCGGACATCGTGCGACGCATCGAGTCGGGCATGTCGCCAGGGCCGGAGTGGTCGGGGTATTTGCTTGAGGCGCACTACCAGACGATGCGCAGCATCACGCTGCTGCAGCGCCCCGGCATGAGCCCGCCCACCATTGGCCGCACCTACCTGCTGATCTGGAATGAAGGCCTGGCGGGCGAGCGCCGCCAGCGGGTGCGCATCAAGACCACGGACACACAGGAGCGCACGTACACCGAAATCGTCAACGGGCAACTGATTGACTTTAAGGCCCAGGTCACGTCCTGCGAGCTGTTCGACGGCCTGTTGTACGACTTCCCCGGCTCGCCGCCCGCGCGCAGCTACGCGCGCCAGGTGGGCAAAACGGTGCTGCGCGAGACGGTGTATTCCGACACCGGCATGTTCTACAGCGCGAGCCGCCTGACGGCGCCCACCGCCATCAACGATACATGGCTGCAGCTGGCATCCATCTACACCCAGGTGGTGCCCAACAGCCGCACCGAAGCGGCCGCAGTGGACCAGCGCCCGACGTCACGCCAGACGCTGGTGCTGGCGCAGGCCCCGCGAAAGGTCGAGGTGGGCATTACGCCGCACACCCAGCGCATCAAAATCGCCGAGGAGAACGCGGGCCTGACGTTCGTCGCNCAGCTGCGGCCCCTGCCAGAGCCGGGCATGGTGTTCATCGACTACTGGTCGCTTGGCTCGCGCTACACGATCTATGACGACGGCACGGGGCGCCTGACGGGCGCGGGCGGCGGNGTGGTCAGCCCCNTGACGGGCAGCATGAGCTTCACGCTCAAGANCCNNCCCGATATTGGCAGCACNATCAACATCACCCACGGCACGCGCCTGGCGTACACCGACCGCACCAGCCAGGGCGCCCAGGTGCGCGCGCCCGAGTATTGCTTTGTNCTGCCCCACGAGGGGGCCATNCCGGGCACGGTGGTGCTGACATGGCCNAGCGCCNCCGTGCTGCGCACCGCCACGGTCAGTGCAGCCGGGGTNATCNGTGGCGACGGCACGGGGGTTGTGGACCACCCCAGCGGCACCGTGCTGCTGCGCCCCAAGCACATGCCCGACCCGGGTGCCGACATCAGCGTGGCATACGACACCGACACGCTGCAGACAGAGATTCTGGCGGTGCCCGCGAATACGCCGGACGCTGCGGGCTACGTGCCCCTGCAACTGGCCCAGCAGCCCGCCGCCGGAACGCTGCAGATCGAATGGGCCACGGCACGCAACACCAGCAGCACCAGTGGCGCGATGGACACCACCACCAAGGCGATCAAGCGCACAGATGTGAACTACGTCATCCGCACCGTGCCGGAGTATTACGAGCCCGCGCCCCTGGCCAGTGGGGGCGGCGGTGGTGGGGGTGGCGTGGCGATTGGCTCCTGGAGCAGTGGCGGCTCCAAAACCGGAGGCTCGTCCGGCGGCAGCACGGGCGGCTCAGGCGTGCCGAGCGGCGCTGGCGGCTGGGCCATCGCATCTTCTTCCTGAGGGAGTAAAAAATGGCAATCAAATATGTGGACCGCCCGTTCGCGCTCAAGGTCAGCAACGGCAACTCAAGCACGCTGTCGCAGCAGAGCGCGATGACTGCAGACGGGCGGCTGATCGTGGTGCACACGCTCACCGACGACGGCGTGGGCGGCTTTATTGACGGCCTGGGCACGGTGGACTATGCCGGCAAGGCCGTGTCGATCAAGATGGTGGCGCACGACCGCACCACCGAAAGCTACAAGTCCGACCACGACAACGCCAGCGAGTTTGAACACACGGTCACCGACGGCGAGGCATCGAGTGACGCCAACGCTCGCAAGGGCGGGCAGTACAGCACGGCCAGCGTGGGCGAGGAGATGCTGGCGGGCGCATCGGTTGTGGCGCGCTACCGCGTTCCGCCAGCAGTGCCGGTGGCCCGCACGATGACCTACACCCCCGGCGCCGTGACGATTGACCTGTGCCCCTACACCAGCGAGGCCATCGTGCCGGGTTCGGTATCGTTCCGCTGGATGGGCCACACGTACCAGGATTTCGATGGCGTCATCTACCGCGACCGCACGGACGTGAGCGCTGGTTTTGCCAGTGGCACCCTGGACTATGCGGGTGGCATGGCCGTGATGACCGACTGGGTGGTAGGCGGCACCGGCCCCACGGACTTCCAGCTGTTGAGTTTGTGGACGCGCAAGGGCCAGTGGAGCACCGCATGCCTGTTCTTCTGTACCGACGCCGCGCCCTTGCGCGCCGGGGCCGGTGGTTTCGTGCTGTCGGTGGTGGACCTGGCGGGCGGCACGCTCACGGCCAATGTGGATGCGCAGGGCTACATCACCGGCCAGCATATGCGCGGGCGCGTTGAGTTCTCGCGCGGCGGTGTGGAGCTTCAATTTGGCGACTTTGTGACCGACGCTGATCTGACCGCAGAACAAAAGGCAGAGTGGTGGTACAGCGTGGACGAAGTGGGCGCCGTGCAGGCAGGGAAGATCTGGCGCCCATGGCCCGTGGACCCGACCACGCTGCGCTACTCGGCGGTCAGCTACATCTACCTGCCGGTGGATGTCAGCCTCATGGGCATCGACCCTGCTGCGCTGCCTCCCGATGGCCGTGTNGTGTTNGCGCGCCCGGGCGACACCTGCGTGGTCGGCGTCACGCATGGCGGCGTGGCGTTCGTCCCACAGGTAGGAACGACCTACAACCTGGGCCATGAGCGGCTTTCGTTCGTGCAGGTGCTGAGCGACTTGGATGGGGCAGAGATTTTTACGGGCTACACGGCCGATCTCGATGCAGGCACGGTGACCTTTACCGACCTGACGGGCTACCCCGCCATGGTCAAGGTGCTCGGGCGCACAGAGGTATACCGGCAGATTGCCGAAGTGCGCGCCGACGGCAAAGTCAAGCTCACGCAGCCTATTGGCTATGCGTTCGACGCGGGCGCGGTGTTCAGCACTGCGCTGCGCCAGGGCGACCGCTTTGCGCGCGTGTCCCGCGTGTACGACCAGGCGAGCTGGAACGGCACCAAGTGGCATGACGGCCTGGACCCGGAAAAAGGCGAGGCCACCGGCACGTTCTCGCACGGCCAGAGCCCCATCGTGGTGACCAACCGGGGCGCCATCACCGAGCGCTGGGCGCTGCGCCTGCGCTCAGACGCCACCACCTTCGACCTGATTGGCCAGCACCTGGGCCAGATCGCCAGCGGCACCATCAATGCCGACTTCGCGCCTGTGAACACCGCATCCGGTGCCCCGTTCATGACAGTGCCAGCGGCTGGCTGGGGCGGCGCCTGGGTGGCAGGCANCGTGGTGTTCATCGACACCATCGGGGCCGAGGCGCCCATTGATGTGCTGCGCTGCACGCAGCCGGGCTCGCCTGCGGGCATGGATGACTCTTTCACCCTGGTGCAGCGCGGCGATGGCGCGCACGCGCCGGGCAGCAGCTTCGATTGATTTGAAAGGAAACAGCAATGTCTGATAGCTACTCCGTCAGCTACATCACCAACACCATGCGCGGTGCGCCGGTCATCAACGGCGCCACGCCCGGCGCCCTGATTGCTGCGCTTGATGCGCTCTTGATTTCGGGCTGGGGCGCTGCTAGCCCCAGCACGCTGGTGGTCGCGGGCGGTATCGCTACCGCCACATTTGCCAGCGCGACCGCCTGGGAGAGTGGTGCAGTGATTTCAGTGAGCGCCGCAACGCCATCGGCCATCAACGGCAAGGCGCGTGTGCTCACCAGCGGCAGCACCGTGATGACCTTCGCAACCACGGCGCCCGATGGCAGCTACACCGGCGCCACCATCAAATACGCCAGCGCGGGCTGGGAGAAGCTCTTCAGCGGCACGAACAAAGCCTGCTACCGGAGCACAGACGCGCAAAGCGCCAAATTCGTGCTGTACGTGGATGACTCAAACGGCCTGTTCGCGCGCGTGCGGGGGTTCGAGAGCATGTCGGACATCAACACGGGAATCGGTCCATTTCCGCTGGATGCGCAGATGACCGGCGGGGGCTACTGGCACAAGGCGACGTTTGCCACCGGCACGGCGGTGCCGTATTTGATTTGCGCAGACTCCAGGGTGATGCTGCACGCCATTGCCGCCGGCATCGCCAACAGCGCATCTTATGCCTATGCGGTCGTGCGCGGATTCGGCGACCCGATACCTCTCAGCCCCGCAGGCGACCCCTATGCGTGCATGCTGTCGTGCAACTGGAGTTCTCTTTCGTCGATATTAGCCGGCGCGCTAAATAGCGGTGGCGACTCAGCCACGAACATTGGTGTCACAGTTTGTAGCCGTGGCTGGCAGGGCGTTGGAGCATCGACGCTTCAGCGGACTTTTCCGCAAACTGGCGATTCGTCTGTTTCGGGGAGCTGCTCCCTGATGGGCGCGGCGCCGTCAGGCGTTGACGGGCAAATAAAAACGTCGCCCATCATGCTCAAAGACCAGTCTTCAGGCGCGCCAGCGCGCGCCAACGTCCCAGGGGTGTACTACATCCCGCAGAGTGGGGTTGCTCCACTGCTGGGGCACATGAGCAAACATTCCGGCGCTGGCGTTCTTGCTGATCGGTGGCTTTTTGCGGTGCACATTGCGAGTTCATTTACCGCCACTTCGGCCGAGGGCGTCTCGCTCATCGACCTTACCGGCCCCTGGAGGTAGGCATGGGAGCACAAAGCGCATGGCGGCTTGCGTTTAGCGCAAGCCAGGGGGGGCAATACATCGAATTGACAGAGGTGGCATTCCTGGATGTCGCTGGGGCCGACTTGTCTGTGGGCGGGGTCCCCAGCGCATCCAGCGAATACAGCAGCGCCTACAGCGCGGCCAAAGCCTTTGATAAATCACTCTCTACAGATTGGTGCACGGTGTCGGGTGCGCTGCCGGCGTGGCTGCAATACACGCACGCCAGCGCGGTGGATGTGGCTCAGGTGCGTATTGTTTGTTCTGCCAACAGCTCATGGCTTCCGTCCGGCGCCGAGCAACTTGGTCTGTACGCGGGAAGCTTGCAGCAGGATCGCTATTCGCTCGCGCTTGTGTCTGGCAGTTTTGTGCCAAATGCAACGGTTGTCCTGTCCGTATCTCCCTACATTCCGCCTCAGATCGTCCCCCTGCCACCATCATCAGGCTGCTTGCAGTGCGCGCCCTACACGCCATTCTCTGGCCTCGCTCCCGTCATTCAGCCCGGCAGGCTGCTGCAGAATTTCTTGAGTCCGCAGCGCCCATCCACGGGCGTCGTCAGTGACCGCGTGATGTTCAAGGCCACGCCATCCTCGCCTGAGTCGCCCTTTGCCATGGGCCGCGTGTGGCTGCTGCGCCTTGTGGACGGCTACAAGGCATGGGAGGGCTGGAGCGACGCGCAGGGCTACTACACGGCCACCGGACTGGAGCTGGGCGTGGAGTACATCGCCGTGGGCATCGATCCGCTGCGCAATCACAAAGCCACGGGCGCAGGCCCGGTGCTGGCCGTGGAGGCCCCATGAGCATCAGCCGCGACCACCGCGCAGCGCGCAACGCCGCCAGCATCGCTCTGGCCGATGCCGGGCCTGGCGCAGCGTGCATCAAGGTCTATGACGCTCCGGGCGGCGCGCTGCTTGGCATTCGCCAGCTCGCAAAGCCCTGCGGCGCCATCACGGCCGAGGGGCGTATCCAGTTGCTGCCCGCCGCCGCCAACGATCTTGTGACCGCTGGCGGTGTGCCGGGCTGGGCCGAGTGGTGCGACGGCTCGGGCGTACCGATCTGGGGCGCCGAGGTCACAGACGAGGCCGGCGCTGGCCCTTTCAAGCTGGCTGGCACGGCCGAGTCGATGATGATCTACCAGGGCGGTGTGCTGGCGCTCTCGTCGCCTGCGCTGCTGGGGTGACGATGTGGACATCGATGGCAAGCTTGTCTTCAGCCAGCCGCACGACGGCGCCGGCCGCCTGGTGTTTGGCGAGCAGGGCGCCGTGGTCGTGCCCGATGCAGTGTTCGGGCTCGACGCCGATCTGCCCGGGCTGGGCACACTCACGCTGCACGCCGGGGCGATGCTCGGGCTCGACGCCGATCTGCCCGGACTCGATGACAGCACCGTGGTGCTGCAGTGGGACGCCAATGTCAGCCGTGGCGGGTTGCGTGCCGAGCTGGAATCGGCATGGCAGCAGGCCCNNCCCGTGGCTGGCGCGGTGCAGTCGCACTGGCAGAAAGCCGCAAA